TACCGCAAAAAAGGCACTGTTCGCCGCGCCATTGTCATTCGGCCATCGAAGGCCGCCCGTCGTTCCGGAGACATTGGCGTATTCGTCGGCGTGCGGCCGCTCCGAGGCGCCCGTACGCGAACCCTGGGCGCGTCCGGACCGAAGAATCCAAACGACCCGTTCTACTGGAGTTATCTGGAGTTCGGGACAAAAAAATGAGCAAAAGGCCGTTTCTCGCCGTCGGCGCCACCAAGCTGCCGCAAGCGGCTGAAATATTCATCCGCGAAGCGACTGCGGCCGTCGTTCAGCTCAACAACCAGAAAGCCCCCTGATGTCTGCCGAATCCGAGTTATACGCCGCCATGACGGCCAGCGCCGGTCTGGTGGCACTGATCGGCGGGCGATTTTTCCCGGATGCCATCCCGGAAGACAGCGACCTGCCAGCCGTGGTTTATCAACGCGCCGGCACAACGCCAATCGTCACCGTCGGCGGACTGCAGGTAGCGGAAATCGTCCGCTTCACCCTGTCCGCCTGGTCGGCAACGCGAACTGGCGCCGATGCCGTGGCCGACCAAATCGTGGCCGTGATGACGACGGTCGGTAATCCCCTCGTCGACCGATCGACAGGCTACGATCCGGAAACAGGATTTCATGCTGTCACCATAGAAACAGACTGGTGGCGCGCCTGATCGGTGCGCCAGATCGCCATTCACAAACTGCCCGCATCCGCGGGTTTTTTTTTGGAGTAGCTCATGCCAACCGCCCGCAAATGGTCCAATGTCGCCGTCGCCATGCAATCGGCGATCGGATCCGACATCACCATCACCGCTATCAGCAAAGCCGCCGAAGGGGTCGTTACGGCGACCAACACCTTGGCCAACGGCGATTTCGTCTTCCTCACGGTACAGGGGATGTTCCAGCTCAACGACCGGGTGGCCAGGGTGAAATCGGTTTCCGGTACCGGATTCACCCTCGAGGGGGTCGACACAACCCTGTTCGATACGTTTTCCTCGGGAACTGCCAACAAAATCACCTTCGGCACGTCGATTACTACCGCCACCGGCATCAACTCTTCCGGTGGGGACTTCGACTTTATCGATACGACGACGATCCACGGCAACAGCAAGTCACAGATCCCCGGGCTGCCGAATCCCGCCAACTTCTCATTCGACAACATCTGGGATGTCTCCGATGCCGGCCTGCTGGCCATCAAGCTGGCCAGCGATGGCCAGGCCAAGCGCGCCTTCAAATTCACTTTTGGCACCGGAGGTCAGATCATGGCATTCAACGGCTATGTCGGCGGCAACCTGCTGCCGGCCGGTCAGGCGCAGGGGCTGGTGACCACGCAGACAGTGATCACCATGAACGGCTCGCCGACGTATTACGCCTCATGAGCACGTTATCCGAAAAAATCCGCAAGGCGCGCGAGATCCGCGTGGACGTCGGCGGCAAAACGTTCATCATCCGGCGCCCGACGACGCTCGACATGATAGACTTGCAGGGCAAGTCGGCAGCGCGAGCGATCCTCCCGCACATCATCGGCTGGGAGGGAGTCACCAGCCTCGATCTGTACCCTGGAGGAGACGCGGCGCCGGTGCCGTTCGACACCGACGCCTGCGCCGAATGGCTGGCCGATCGCGTGGATTTCCTCGGCCCGATCGCGCAAGCCGCGGTCGATGCCTACGACACCCACCGCAAGCGGATCGAAGACGACGGAAAAAACTGATTGGCTGGCTTGAGCAACAGAATCTGCCGGAGCAACTCAGGCCAGCCGGCCAACCGACCACGGAAATCGCCCTGGCTATCCGCGCTTGGAATCTCTGCGGCGGCATGGAGTGGGAAGCGATTCCGATTGTTGCCGACATTTTAGGCGTGCGCGACGTTGAGCGATTGATCTACCAGATGACCATTATCAGAGACCACCAGAGGCCGACCTAATGCCCATTGCCAAATTGTCGATCGACCTGGAAGCGAGGCTTACTAAGTTTGAAGCTGGGCTGACCAAGGCACAATATTCCGCTGAGAGGTCGGCTCGGAAAATTGAGGGCGCATTCTCCGGAGTTGGCGACACCATTCACGGCGCATTTGCCGGGATTGTAGCGGGGCTTTCCGTCAGCGCGATCACGAACTTGATTCAGCAGGCCGTCGACGCGCAAGACGCTCTCGTTGACCTCAGCAAATCCACCGACATAGCCGTTGACAAGCTAGCCGGCATTGGATTTGCAGCGCAGACCACCGGTGGCGACCTCGAATCGATTGCCGCTGCAATCAACAAGCTGCAAGTCAATATCGGTAAAGACCCGGAGAAGTACAAGCAGCTTGGTATTGACGCCAAAAACGGTTATGAGGCGTTCAAGCAGCTAGCCGATATTTTCGTTTCGATCGAAGATCCGGAGAAACGCGCTGCTGTCGCGGCGGAAGCGCTTGGCAAGGCATGGGCAGGCTCTGCTGCGGCTCTGTCAGAGGGTGGTAAGGGATTTTCCGATCTAGTCGCGAAAGGCGAAAAGCTTTCAAGCGTAACAGTCGAATCTGCGGCCCGTGCGGCAGAACTAAATTCAAAGCTGGATATTTTGAAAGCGCGCGCTTCAGGCGCTGCGCATGAATTCGTCAACTCTCTTGTTCCGTCGCTCGATCGTACCGCCGTTCGCATGGAGGCGCTGGCCGCGCAAGGCAATGGGCTCCAGGCGGTTTTCATTGGGCTTATCGGTCTGTCAAAACTGCCTTTCGACGCGGTTTTTGGTGAGTTTGATTTGTCGCACAGAAAGCAGGTTTCCGAGCTTGAAAACACGCTCTCAATACTTGAAACAAAAGCCAAGCGCGCGGAATCTGCGGATGGAGGTCTGCTGAATCAATGGGTTTACGGGAAAAAGGGCGAATTTGACCAGCAAATATTGGCCACTCGCGGCCAACTTGATGCGCTGAAGAAATTCGGCGACAAGCTCAAGCCGTCCGGTGACGGAGAATCAAAGCCAAAGCCGCCATCATCAGACGCCATCAATCGCTTTATCCATCCTGGCGGAACATCAAATGGTGGCCGAGCCAACACGTCTAAAACCGTTGACGACGGCCAGCGGCTGTTGCAGCAACTCAAGGACAGAATTCTCGCCACGCAACACCTGACCGAAGTCGAAAAACTCGAAGCGGCGATCGCCGACGGCAAATACAAGACGGCCAGCGCCGCGAACCTCGAAACGGCGAAGGGGTATGCCCAGACACTGGACAACCTGGCCGCGCTCCGCGCCGCCGCCGAAGCTGCGGCGGAGGAACAGCGCAAGCGCGCTGACGATTTCCAGCGGATTTTCGACGCCACGCGCACTCCGGCCGAAGCGCTGAATATCGAAATCGACCGCCTCATGACGCTGCTCGATAACGGCACGCTCGGCGAGGGAGCGGCCGCGCTCGAATTGTTCGGCCGTGCCGCGCAGCAGGCCGGCGAGAAGATGCAGAGCCTGGAAGAACAGGTGCAGCGGACCGTGGAGGGGATCGACGTATTTGCCAAATCGGCCGCAAAAAACATCCAATCTGCATTCGCCGAATTCCTCTTCGACCCCTTCGCCAATGGCACCAAATCCATGCTGCAGAGTTTTGGAGAAACCGTCCGGCGCATGATCGCCAACGCCGCGGCGGCTGATCTTGGCCGGCGCTTGTTCGGCGACCTGGGCGGGGAAGGCGGGCTTGGCGGAGTCGTCGGAGCCGGCCTGGACTGGCTCAAAGACGCCCTACCCAGCTTTGACATCGGCACCGCCTACGTGCCGCGCGATATGATCGCTCAGATCCACAAAGGAGAACGCATCGTTCCGGCTNNNNCCGACAACCGGCCAGGCGCCATTAGCGGACATTCCATTTCCGTGGTCATCAACATGGGCGGGAGCGGCTCGCCGGCAGAGGTGCGCCGAGCCGGCGGTGCGGCCGCTCGCGAAGTGCTCGGCGCCCTCTCGGCTGCCCGGAGATACTCCTGATGGC